CTCCTCCACCCATACCCGTTTGAGTTCAACTCGACGGGGTGGCGAGTATTCGCCAACACGTGAATGCACATCGCCAGACATAGTCTTGCGAAGTAATTCTTCCCACCCGTCATTCTTGGTTTTTATAACCATAGGACGGATAGCATGTGCGAGAACCTCATCGCGCTGATAATGCCAGTTATACCGGCATTTTAGGCGCTTTCGGTTCAGGGACACCGCATTCACTCCTGGAACATAGAGGGCAAGAGCATTACGCTCTCTATCCGAGTCATAAGACCCGGGCTCCATGTAACGTGTAGTAATCGCGATAGGTCCATAGAAGGCCTCTAAGAGGTCTGCTATGTACTTGGACGATTCCAGATAACCTCTAGCCCGGAATACATTAGCATAGCTAATGTAAGCCGAGAAGGCTGTTGGCGATGAGGGTGACCATACGCAACGCAGTTTCTGCGGTGTGACATCGACGCCCTTGTAGGCATCCATACCACAAGACTCACGAAAGTGAGTCTCCGTATAACAGCACTTCGAAAGGTTGAACAAAAGTCCAACCCTATGAAATGCCTCGAATAAAAGGGCCTCACGGCCCTTCTCAACGATTATGTCATCCCCATAGACATACACTGCCTTGGTCGCTTGTTTTAGCGACATACGGTAGTGTATCTTCAGGGTTGCCACAGCTAGCGCATAGAACACAAGGGACTCCACCGGGAAGCATAAAGCTGAACCCATAGGAGCAAACTTGCGCAAATGCACTAACTGACCGTTCGGAAGCAGTGTATCTGAAGTGCGTGTAGCCAATAAGGCCTCTAGCACACGAGTACCCCCAAACAGCTCTTTCACAAGAGCGAGGGATACTCGATCGGATGCTTCCTTCATATCAAGCGTGGACCACTGGTTTCCCAGTGAACCCAACAGTGAGAGCCGCCTATTAATCGTCTGGTCAGTGAAATTCACATGACCTCTCGTCAACGGATGGCTCTCTAGTAAAGTCACAATTTTTTGTGACAATCCTTGTTGAATCCACTGGTACTCCAGCGGTTCGCAAGATATTAACCGAGGTCCCCGAGAATCCTTTGGCACAAGAACTACTTTTGCAGTTCCGTGTTGGAGGGGTCGGAGGGCTTGGATTTCTTCCAAGCGATCGCACACGTGCGAGAGACTAAAACGATAATACTCACAATGTGGGTACACCGTTTCAATCCCATCATAGATCCGTTTAAAGACGGATTTTTGTTGGACTCGTTCTCCTGTAGCAACAGCTCCAGGACCGTGTTTAGGGAGGATATCCCTATGATCAAACCGCTGAAACACTCGCGAAATGAAAACGCGGGCTTCTTTGGTAACTTGATCGGTATCCACCTTTTCAGGCAGTTCCCGATCAACCTCGATAAACGACTTAAGAACTCGTTCTTCAAGCTCTTTATCGTACGGTATTTCATATTTGTAAAACAAATATGTCAGCTGCCTGATGTCTCTCAAGAGACACGCATCATAAGTAGCAAAGAACCTATCCTCCAACAGCTTAAAAAAGCTGCAAGGGGCAGGGATCTCTGTCACTACTGAACTCGTAAGGATCGCTTTTTCAAGCGATTTACCATACGCAGGGAGATCAACAGTTAAAAACTGCTTACGGTCCCTGTGGATCCTAGTACCGATTTCTCGGTACAATTCACCAGTTAGTTCGATACTATGTTTTCTCGATACATCACGAACGATGCACTCGAACAAGTGGCCCATAAAAGGGCCGATTTGTTTATTTCCCATTGTGTTTATACGCATTGTGGACTATTTATGGTTTATACCATAACTTTATGCACCATTTGTAATGGAACTCCTTGCTAACTCACCGGGCTATCCCAGTTGTTAGCGTCATCAGATCATCAGCATATGCTTTTGGACTACTCTCAATAGAGAGTTTCACCGAAGGGGGAGCTTGAAGCTCCTTACAACTAAGACTCGCCGTTAAAAACGCGAGCCAGGTTGTCTTCGATTATATCCGACGTACCAGAGCTAAAAGTGCCAATAATAAAATTGACATTCGCTTTGTACATATCGGTTAACGTCACGTGTGTAAACGCAGGATGTCGTGGGTACGACAAAGTGGTTGAACACGATGCTCTGATAGGTCGACCTTCGGAATCGGGGGCGATCACGTTGGTCTGAACCAAATAACGGTCTGTTAAGACGACCTTGTTCTCTTTTGACTCGCTTCTCGCGATAATCAATTGATAGAAGATGCCGCCGCCAGCATTAAACTGGCGTACAGTCCGACCGTTGTCGGTATCCGTTATTGACAATGGCTGCGGGATTCCCTGCAGCGTGATGGAGTTTGCAAACATGGCTTTTGGTCATGGGTTGCACAGCCTCGTTAGAGGCTGCTGTTAATGCCAGAAATACTGGCGTTTGTGATAAACACTATCTTACAAGTTTGGTCCAAAGCAAGGCTGCACCATTGGTGGCCTTGCGAAGGGTTAATCCTTGGAATTCAAGTGTTGGAAGTTTCAATTCCTGTATAGGAAAAGAAACCCGGCGATACACACTATAAGTGCTGGACGTAACAGATGACCAATCGGTCCCTGAAAACGTTGGCAGCGACGGCTTTTGCCTGAGCTCTAGTGTGTATGAGAACGAGTGATGGGCTCCATAGCCACACCCGTCTATTGTTATGTTCATGTCTATCAGCGGGATCCGGTGTCGATGAAGCCACTCTCCAACTGGATAAATCCAGTCAAAGACGAAGCTAAAAGGGATCGCATTCCATACAATGGAAGGATCCGGTTCGGCACCTAACTTGGTTAAGAAGAACTTTGTCTTCGCCCAAGATTGCGATAGCGCTAGACTCCAGTACCTATACATGCTAGTTACACATGTATAGCCGGGGTCGTCCCGCACGAAGCTGACTCTGAATTCAAAGTCAACTTCCTCCACCTGACGTGAAAACACGACAGGCTCGGGGAGTATGGTAGGCTCCGGCACGAAATTACGTGCTGAGGTCTCAGAACCCATACCCAACATGAACGCTCTGTATTTGTCGGCCACTCGGCTAACAATTTTCCAGAGCGTGACTACGTCGCGAATAAACGCACCAACACCATACGCATATTCCAATAAGCCCGAAGCGACTAAGTCGCCAAGGGTTCTAAGATTATGCTGCTTCCCCTTCTTAGCCTCACGGCCAAGTAGGTACCTTAGGCGCCGAAGATTCTTCCTCATATTTTTGAAGACGAATCGAAGCTCCTTTAGTTCCAAGAGAAAGTTCACTACACTAAAGTTCTCATCTACTGAGATGTACTTTAGTTTCATGAAGCGTTGATGGAAGTCCGCGCTGATATCGTCCCAGGTTTTTGCCTGGAGCGAACGAACATAATCCACGGTCAGTACGGGATACATATCCCGTACCTGTTCCACTATATAGTCCATTGGAATGTTTTTAGCACTCCAACTTTGGGTTGTATCTGGGTTTGCCCAGGTAATCCCAATGGTAGACTGATCAAGGCGTGTATTTTCTACATGCTCGAGGTCTCTATATAACGGTCCATCAGAAGTCCATTTAATTGTTCTATCTGATTTCTTGTAAGACGGCCATGACACACTTGCGTGTGACGGAGCCGCCGCGGGATGGAATGTTGTTATAATTCCATTCGTGGTTAACGCAGACAACTGCGTCTGCTTCGTTGTATCGAGTATTGACATAGTCACTAACTTAATTTCAC